CTATTCCTGATCACTGCCCGTTGGGGGCGATTTGGGTTTATGCTTGTTCATCTGTTTGGCTTCCCAGAACAGACCTGTTAGCACATCCTTGATCCGTTGACGATCTTCTTCATCCAGCGGAATGCCGTCGAACATCAATTCGTCGTCTTCCTCCAGCATTTTTTTAAAATCCCGGCGGTCTTTGGAAGTAGCCCATTCCGGTACGTTGGGACGATAGGACTCGTGTGAATGTTGCTCTACGGAATCATCGTCTCCCCAATATCCGGCGTTCTTCATCATCTCGGTATACGATACACCGAGCGCGTCCGCTATTTTGCGGAGAGTAGAGGGCTTGGGTACGCCACGCAGTCCGTTTTCAATGCGGGAAATTTGTGAATTGCTGATGCCAGCCGCTTCTGCCAATTGGTTAATGCTCCATTGCTTGTGCTCACGCTGCTGCTTTAAGTATGTTCCGAATGCTGGTTGTTCCACAATGGTGGCTCCCTTCTGCAACAGAATAAAAGATTAGTTCCATTATACCATTAGGTAAATAGTAAAAGCGCGTAATATGCCAAAAGGCATAGAAAAATAAAGCGAATATCCTGTTTTTGAAGCCATACCGCTTTTTTTGCCGATGGATAGCTATCCTAAATAATGCTATGTTATACTCATAATACGAACAAAAGGGGAACAAATTGTAAACGTAAGAGTTGTACGATTTAAAAAATACATCATTATCAAAAAGCATGAGATAAGGAGTGTTGCTTTACATGAAAAATAACTTACCCGAATTGGACAGACGCAAAACGCAGAACGCATTGGAGGGGGTATTTGAAAAATATCGGATTTATAAAACCATTACTTTTATGGACCGGGAAAGTTTCATCACTGCTGGCTATACGGATCGCCCGAACGGTCCGACGAATGTGACAAGCGATCCAACGGCACGGACAGCCGTATATAATGTAGATGCTCCTGCGGCTCGTTTGGCTTATTGCGAAATGGTGGATGCCGTAGTCGGCCGCTTGAATGAACGCGAACAGTTGCTCATCCGTGAGCGTTATTTAAAGGATGACGATGTGTTCGACTACAAGGTTTACAATTATGTGCTCGACCCGCCAGTAAGCAAAGATACGTACACGAAAATCCGCACCCGGGCTTTTTACAAAATGGCGCTTGCACTGGCGGATCAAGGTGTTTTGAATCAGGCAGGCTTACAGAAGGGCACGGATCGAAAATGGGGGTAATGTAATAATTATCCATTCGTTCGCATTTCTATTTTAATATCGTTTCTTAAAGGCTTTGATTTCCTGTAGTAGCAGGGGTCAAGGTCTTTTTTAATTACAAGAACACATGTTCTCAAAATACCGCCCAACTTCATCCCTAGTCTCTGCTTTTATCGTCCATTTCCCCGGCAACGCATTCGTTATAAGGGTGTAAGATTATATCATCGGGAATCAAGACAAGAGGACATACCGAAGACACACACAGTCAAACGTTAGCCGGCCATCAGGGCCGGTTTTTTCATGCGGTTGTCGTCCCTGTCGATTCCCGGGAATTGTTTTACAGAAAGGAGGAGTCGTGTTGCCTAAGCAATGGATGCTGCAATGCATGAGGTTGAGGCTACGCCGGATGAGAACACGGAAGTGGAAAAAAGCTTGGCTAAGTAGCCACAACATGCGAGTGCAGGATGCGCAAAGGTGGCATGCCGCAGGATGAGACAAGCCTTTAAACAAAAGCTCATTGACATTGTTCCAGCGCTTCAAGGGCGCGTATACGATGTTCAGCCACCGTCGCAGACGGCAGAGGAGCCGTACGCCGTTATGGTGCTGGGCGAGGAAATTTGGAAGTCGTCCTGGGCCGGATATCGGCAGGTTGTCCGCATCAAGCTGTACGCAGGACAAGCCGGGCTGGCACAGGCCGATGTATGGGCGAACGCCCTGATTGCCGGGCTGCACCGGGAACCGGTGACAGGCGAAGGCGAGGACACGTCGGCTTTTACCGCGCACTATTTGGGCGTGCGGGATGCAGAAAAGCTGGACACCGTCACGGGCAAGGCCTACAGAACGCTACGTTTTGGCGTGTATGTGCCTGAAACGGAAGGGAGTCCGGCGGCTGCTCCGGCAAACGGTATTGCACAGCCGGATGAATGGTTGGCGGCGCTGACCCGCTGGACGCAGAAGCAGTTGGGCGAGACGTGGTCGGTGTACGCCGATGCATGGCCCGCACAGCCGGGACGGCACGCGGTGCTATGGCGGCTGAGCGGCTGCGAGACCAGGATGGCGGGAGCCTCCATGTATGAACTTCGCAAACGGTTCATCGGGCACATCACCGCTCCGGACACCACCGAAGAGAACCGCGCGGCTTCCGCGCTGGTCGAGGGCTTTGCCGCCCAAATTCAGCTTCCTCTGGATCAGGAGAAGGGCCGTTATATGTCTACAGCTGAAGCTTCCGCAGATTTGCAGGCGGATGCGATTTTGGACGGTCAGCTCCGGCTGACGCTGGTACAGCGGCGTATGCGTCCGGCTGAGGAAGCGGCGTTAATCCGCAGAGTGGAAATTCATCCTATTTTGAAATGAGGTGGTCCGAGTGACCTTGGAAAACAACGAGAAGGCCCTGGTCAATGCCGGGCAGGAAGCAAGCGGCCCCCGCTATACGCTGGAGGAGCTTAAGGAGCACGCGGAACAATTGTTTTCCGTGAAGGAAGAAGTGCTGGCAGGCGCATTTTTTGGCACACAGGACAAGCTGTTCACGGTAGCAGAAGCACACACTAAAATCGAACAATTTATGAAAGCGAAGGTGGACTAATTATGGCAGGCGGAACATGGGAAAACACGAATAAACCGGTATTGCCGGGTTTGTATATGAATTTTCAGGCAGCAGCGGCTTCAGCGATTCAAGGTGGCTCGCGCGGTACGGTCGTTGTACCGGTTAAAGCCAATTGGGGTCCTGTACGTGAGTTTGTAGAAGTTGGCAGCGAAACGGCGATCAGCCAAATCTTTTCGAATGACAGTATGGATGGTGCGACAGCGTATTCTACGCTGTATCTGGCTCTGCTGGGTGGACCAAAAAAGCTGTTGGCCTACCGTTTGGCAGATGACACGGCTGCACCAGCAACTGTGACGCTGAAAAGCGGCGGTGAGGCACCAACCGATGTGCTGCGCTTGCAGGCGCTGTACACAGGTAGCCGCGGTAATGGCTTTGCTGTAACTGTGCAGCCAACTTTGGGTGACGAGCAAGCCCGTGAGGTGCGTCTCTATGAGGGCACTAAACTGCTGGGTACGTATAAAGGCAGTGACGGCACGGCTGCTTCGATTGCCGAAGCGATGAACAAGAACAGCGAAAACGTATGGGTGAAGGCTGAGGTTATCGGCAATGGCGGCATTCCGGTAGATGTCAGCGGCGTACGTCTGACAGGCGGTAACAGTGGCAACAGCACGCTGGTTAACGCTGATTATATCGCAATGCAGGAAGCGCTTGAAGGACAGGAATTTAATGTGCTGGCGCTGGATTACGCAGCCGATCTGGCCTTGCTGCAAAGCTTTGCCGCCTGGATCAAGCGTGTCCGCAGCGAAGGCAAAGGCGTTATCGCCGTGTTTGGTGGTTCTGCGGCAGATGATGTATCGAAAACCGCTGTCAGTCTGGCCTCTGATCGTTCTCTGGCGCTCAACCATGAAGGTATCGTAAACGTGGGTACTGGCGTGCGTCTGGCAGGTACGGACTACAGCTCCGCTCAAACGGCTGCTTATGTAGCCGGACTGATCGCAGGCCAACGTCTGAATCAATCCACGACATATACGGTGACGCCTTTTGAGGATGTAACTCGCCGCTGGACACGCTCCGAACAGGAGCAGGCTGTCCGTAATGGTGTCTTCCTGCTGTTCTTCGACGGCCGTCAGGTCAAAGCGTTGCGCGGGATCAGCAGCTTGGTGAACCCGGCTGCTGGACAAAACAACGCATGGAAGAAAATCCGTTCTATTCGCGTTATGGATGCTATTAACGCTGACTTGCAGCGTGCAGCCGAAGAGACTTACATTGGCAAAATCAACAACACGGTGGAAGGCCGTCTGGCACTCATCGGTGCGATCAAAGAATACTTGGCACAATTGTCGCTGAGCAACGTGATCGAAGCCGATGGCTACGATGTCATTCTCGATCCGGCTTACTATGGCGATGCGCCAGTCATCAAACCGGAGCCGGACCAAGTGTTCCTGCAATGGAATGTGAAGCTGACCGATGTGATGGAGCAACTGTTCGGTACATTTTACGTGCAATAAGAATTTCGCGGGAAATTAGAAATCCAAAACTATATTATGGATCATTTTGAGGAGGAAAAATAAATGTTGGATGCTTCAAGAGTCATTTTAGGTACGTATGGTCAGGCATATATTGACGGGGTATGGCAGACACATGTCAACAAGCTGGAAGCCAGTGTTGAAATTGATAAAAGAGAATTGAATTTGGTAGGTAATACCTGGAAAGTGCATAAAAATGGAGCCAAAAAAGGGACTGGGACAATGAGCGGTTACAAAGTAACTTCTGATATGATTCGTCGTGGCTTTGCAAAATTCGATATTATTTCCAAGCTGGACGACCCAGAATCTTTTGGACATGAACGTGTTCGTTTGATTCGCTGCATGCCAGATAAAATTCAGTTGGCTAACTGGACCGCAGGAGAGGAAGTACCAGAAGAAACCACCTTCACCTTCGAAGGCTATGAACTGCTTGATCCTATCGTTGCTGAGTAATTTATTGCTTAATAGTGGGCCTGGAGTAATTCAGGCCTAATTAAAAAATATTAGGGGGATATAAAATGAGCTTGCCAGAAAATATGTCAGAAGAACAAATTTTGGATAGTCTTTTTGAAGCAGCCGACAAATTACCTGAGGAAACTGTTCGTATTCAACGCTTGGATATGCTTCTCACACTTCGTGGCTTAACATCCAACAAAGTCGATAGCATTCGTGAACGTTGCACAATTCGTAAAACTATTAAAGGTCGTGTGGATGAAAAAGTAGATACAGAAACATTTAATGCGCTGCTTATCTCTGAAGCTACGGCTGGACTGGAAGTCAAAGGCCTCCAAATTAATGGATGGGGTGATCCGCGAATCACTAGCCGTCTCAAATTGTCCGGTGGTGAACAGGCAGTACGTCGTATGCTTTTGGCTGGTGAGTTGGATGCGGTAGGTGACAAAGTTCTGGAACTATCCGGCTTCGGTGTGGAGATTGATGATCTAAAAAACTGATTCGCTCCGGCGGGATGACGACGCTGCTGTATCATTTGTGGATACGGCATCATCTCCGTCCCGGAGAGTTTTGGGCCTTAAACAGAGGAGAAAAATCCATGCTAATCGCATTTGCGCAAGAGGAACTGGATGCATTATCCAAACAAATACAGCAATGATACGTTAGGAGGTGAATATATGGCAGGATCAAGTAGCTACAGAGTTAATATTGTTACAGATGTAGAGGATTTGATCATGACAAACCGGGAACTTAAAGCCACAAGTCGTTATATTGAGCAGATACAGCGACTTTCTGATCGGCTAGGGCGCGCTCGTTATCAGAGCTTGATTAAGCTTAATACTGAACTCAAGTATATGCATAGGCATCTGGGTAACATTTACAGTCTGGCTATTCGTCTTAGTCGTCTGCGTATTATGCCAAAAGTCTTTCTCATTGACAAGGCCACTCCAGTGCTTGAAGCGCTCATCAGAAAGCTAAAAAGTCTTAAGGATGTCTACATTGTTGCGCGCGCTAAAACGGGCATTGATCAAGAGGGGACAAATAAGAAGAAGGCTAGGGGGGGTGGCCCTGAGGGGAACAATTTAAATATCTCTAATATTGTAGAGAAGACGGTTAGCGTTACTGCAAACATAGAGATAAAGGATCCTAAATTTAATTTTAACTTTAATTATGATATCAAGGTTAAACCACCGAGATTGAATATTAGAGTGGCGGCTCCAAAGTATGCGCCCAAAATCAATGTGAAAACAGGCCCCATTCGAGTTTCTCCCAGAATAAAGGTGATTTGTGATTGCTGTTGTGGAAAAAAGGGCCGCCGCAAAAGAGACACTCCTGAACAAGACGGACCTGATCGTAAATACAAAAAGAAAGACAATAAGAAGAACAAAAAAAATCCTGGAAAAAAACCAGGGTTTTCTGATTTGTGGGAAAAGGTAAAGAGTCTTTTAAACCCAAAACCAGGCTCTAAGCCTACCAATAAGCCGGGAATTCCAGGGGGACGGCCGACTCCAAATGGAAATAAGGGGATGTTTGGAAAAATCTTTGATTTCGGAAAAAAAATCCTTGGCGAGAATCCGGGCAATACACTTAAGAAGCTAGGCAAGGGGGCTATGAAGGGGGGCAAGAAGTTACTTGGACCATTGAGCTGGCTTTTAGATGCTGTAGACATTGCTACTGCTTCGCCGGAAGAACGTCCGGCTGCTATTACATCAGCGGTTATAGGAAATGGTTTTACCGAAGCTGGTGCAGCTATTGGTACAATGATTGCTCCAGGTATAGGTTCTGCAATAGGTGCTCTTATTGGTGCAATTGTAGGCGTTATAGTAGATAGTTTAGCAGGTGAATGGTTAGCTCAAAAGTTTTCTGAAATGAGTAATTGGGTCGGAGAAAAAACTACTTCTGCAATGGACTGGGTTGGCGAAAAAGCTATTGGTGCAAAGGACTGGATTGGCGAAAAGGCTACTGTTGCAAAGGATTGGGTTGGCGAAAAAGCTTCCCAAGCAACGGATTGGATGAGTGATAAAGCATCTGATGTAAGTAATTGGTTTTCCAGTCAAACAGATAGTTTGAAAAATGACTTATCCAATATATTTGGTTATTCAAAAGAACCAGAAAAATCACAACCTGCTGTATCTGTAAATAAGATCTCACAAGCTTATAATCCCGCTTCCACCACACCTGGGCAGTCGTTAGCTCTGTCAAGATTTCCTTCGGTAGATCCGGGACTGCCGTTACCATCTTTTATCCAGGATGCCCAAAACCGTTCTAAGGTAATTCAAGGCATGGGACCAGGTGGTTCACAAGCTCCTACAGCGAATGGAGGAAAACCTGCTCCGCAGCTCGTGCAAATAACGGATGAGCAAATGAGCAGTTTTTCAGGCTTTCTCAAAGATTTTAAGACAGAAACGAACAATCAAATCAGTGTAACGTTGCCTCCAGGGGCAGTACAGGTAACAGTCAAGGAAGATTCTATTGATTTTGACGCCATGGCGCTTCAAGTGGGACACCGGATTGTAAATGAGGTGCGACAGGCATTGATTAATAGAAAGGGAGGGGGAGACAGTAGCTCCCTTAAAAAGGGTAAAGCTGTACTGGTCTAATGTAAATCCATCACAGTAGAAAGGAGGGGGGCCATGAGTATAGACTTTTTTCTGATTAATAGTAGAAATGTATTTCAATTCCCAGTTAATCCTGAAGAGGTTAACATATCACGACAAAAGGGATATGAGACAGTTACGATGCTTACACACGGAGAATTTGATTTCCCACAAGGAGAAAAGGTGAAAGAAATCACCTTTTCTTCTTTTTTTCCCAAGGTATATGATGCATCTTATTGCCGTTATAAAAATATCCCGGATCCTAATGAAGCGATGAACAGGTTAAATGCAATGCTAAAAGCAGAGAACCCATACCAATTTATTATTACGAATACGCTAATTAATGTTCCGGTTTTTATCATTGCCCATAATACGACCTTTCGTGGAGGAGAGGCAGGGGATATCTATTTTGAAATTACACTGCGTACATGGCGTGAACCCAAAATAGCTCTACGAACTGGAAGCTCTCCCCAAAAAGTGAACTCAAAAACCCTTCCACGCACGGATCTTAAAGTTAAATCTAAAATGTATACTGTCAAGACAGGGGATTCACTTTCCAAAATTGCAAAGCTGGAGTTGGGAGATAGTTCCAAATGGAAAAGTATATATCAAATGAATACAAAGGTCATAGGCAACAATCCGAATAGGATTAAAGTGGGTCAAAAGTTGGTGATGCCATGAGCTATCAAGTAATACTTCAAGACAAATACGATCTAACCCCCCTGGTTGAGAAAATAACTTTAAAAGATGCTCTAAACCAAATTGCATATCAAGCGAGCATCCGTGTAGCTGCTTCTCATGATATGCCCACGATTACTCCCGGAATGCCTATTCGTGTCAGTGGAATTCCATTTAGGAAAAATGTGAAGGTGCCACTTCTCCATCCTGCTGTTGTGTGGGAAGTAGAGAGTTCTAACAGCGGAACAAAACGTTTCTCTCTGGTGGTATACGATAGGACGATTTATTTGGATAAATCTGAGGACGAATATTTATTTCCCAAAGGACAAACGGCCACACAACGGTTGCGCAAATACGCGAAGGATTGGAAGTTTCAAATCGCCTCAATACCTGATACGAAAGTGCAGTTAGGAAAAGGTATTTATCGTGCCCAGACTCTATATTCCATGATGCTTGCTGATTTGAAAGAGACAGCAAAATTGGGCGGAGATTTATACCAGTTACGCATGACAAGTGCTGGATTGGAGCTATTTAAAATCGGTAGCAATCCTTCCCCCTATGTGTTAGACCGATTTATTGATCTTACTCAGTTGCGGACACTTGAGGGAGCTGTAACTAAAGTCAAAGTGATGACAGCCAATGAGAATGTAGGAAGCGGACAAGAGGTGCCGTCTAAGGTGCTGGCTGTAGCAGAAGGGGATACTAAAGCGCTAGGTACTTTGCAAAAACTGGTAGAGGATGATCAAGTGAAGGCAGCTGGTGGAGCCAGCAAGCTTGCGAAAAGTCATCTAACTGGAATTCAGGAAACTTTTACGGTTAATTTACCAGATATTAATACCCTACGTGCTGGTGAAGCTGTAATGTTACAAGGGTTGAAGCTGATTGTTACATCAGTCAGTCGGGATTTGGGGAATCTGGGAAATATGACTTTAGAGCTCGCTTCCTTCGATATGGTAAAAAGGAGGTATTTTCTTGAGTAAAGACCCCTATGGTGCATTTGTAAGTGTAATGCAGTCGTCTATGGCGGGACATACTCGGCAAGCGCTGAGCGGAGTGGGCGCGGTACTGGGCACGATCACCTCCACGGGACTCAAGCTGGACGATTTTAAACATGAGCTTCAGGATTATCTGGTCGCCGAGCTGCCGGGATTGCTATCTGTACCGCGTCATATGTACAAAGGAACCTCAACCGCAGTGGAGTCGGAGAATTGGGAGGGCAAAGAGCTGAAAACTTCCTTTTATATCGGGGAGGATGAGCTGGAGGATGTGAATCTGAGCCTGAACGAAGGACTGAAGCCCGGAGATCGCGTACTGGCGGTTCGGGTGAATAGCGGCAACGATGTGGTTGTGGTGTGCAAGGTGGTGAGTGGACATGGCTAATTTATTTCCCGAAACGGATGATATGCTCTGGACGGATATCACGGATCCGGATGTGCTGGAGGATAACCGGGCGATATTTGGGCGAAGCTGGCGGTTTGATTTTGAAGCCGGGGAGTTTGTCATGAGTCCTAGCCGTAAAATAGTAGTTACAGGTGAAAAAGAAGCCTGGGTACAGTGGTGTGAAAAAGCAATTCGTACCCCCCGCTACCGTCATGTGATCTATTCCCCTGACTATGGTAGCGAGCTGGAGGAGCTGATTGGCAGCAGCTATGGGCACGGTGTGCAGGAAAGTGAAATCAAGCGCATGGTTACCGAAGCGCTGCTGGCAGATGCCCGCACGGCTAGTGTGGATCAGTTCACGTTTAGCTGGGAAGGTGAGGCATGCCATTTTAGCTGCCAGATTACGAATGTGCGGGATGAAACGGAAATTGTGGAAAGTGTGGTGATCTAATGGCAGACTTGCCGGAGTATTTGGTAGACCAGACGGAAGAGGAAATTTTGAGTCGTATGCTGGAAAAAGTGCCTTCGGACATGGATAAGTCCGAGGGTTCTTTTATTTGGGATGCGCAGGCGCCGGTAGCATTTATGCTCTCCGAAGCGGCGATCTGGGCGCAGGAGCTGCTGCGCCGGGGCTTTGCCAGCACGGCAGCCAGCGATAACCCGGATTTTCGCTCGCCTGAGCTGGATCTGCGAGCAGCAGAGCATGGAGTGACACGGCGGGAAGCGGTTGCTGCCTCAGGTATGGTCGCGTTCACGGGCACAGCGGGAACGACCGTCCCGGCGGGAACGTTGGTGGCGACCCCGGCAGATGATGTATCAGGGGAAGCTTCCATTGAGTATGCGACCACGGCATTGGTCACGCTGGATGAGCAGGGTAAAGGAGAAGCGGCGATTCGGGCGGTCAATCCCGGCCGTAGCGGTAACGTAACCGCGGGCGTCATTCAGGTGATGGCGAGTCCGGTCAGTGGTGTTTCCTCCGTTATGAATACGGAGGAGACTAAAAGTGGCACGGACATTGAGAGCGACCAGCTGTTGCTGGAGCGTTTTTATGCCAAGGTGCGGAACCAGGGCACGAGCGGCAACAAGGCGCAGTATACGCAGTGGGCGAATGAAATCGCCGGAGTAGGCGGTGTGGAGGTTGTTCCGCTCTGGAAAGGGCCGGGTACGGTGGCTTTATATGTGCTGGACATAGATAAACGCGCTGCCAGTCCGGATATCGTCGCTGCGGTGCAGAAGTACATTGATCCAACCCAGGATGGGCAAGGCGAAGGGCTGGCACCAGCTGGTCCTGTGGTGACAATCATGCCTGCGACAGAGGTTGAAATTAACATCTCGGTCAAGGTTCAGCGTACCAAAGAGAAGCCGTCCACACTGGATGAAATCAAAAAGCTGATCGAAAGCGGTGTACGGACTTATTTGAAGCAGCTTGCTTTTTACAAGGAAGACCCGTTGGTACGGTACACCCGGATTACTGCTGTTTTGCTGGATATTCCAATTATTATTGATTTCTCTGAGCTGAAAATCAACGGACAGAGCAATCAGAATATTGAAATTGGATCAGGTCAGGTGGCGGTGTTGGGGACGGTGAGCGTCAGTGAATAATGATGGAACGAACATGAACGATCAAACGAATCGTCTAGCTAGGGGTGAAGAGGGGCAAATGAGCAGCTTGCGGGGACGCGAGCTGTTTTCCTATTTACCCGCCTACTATGAAATTTCCCGTGTGATGCGCTCCGATATGGATGCGAAGGGCAGTGAACTGGATTCCTTGTATCTGGCGATGGATGCGACGGTGGCTCAGTTTTTCGTCCGTACCGCTACCTGGGGATTGGAACGCTGGGAAACGGAGCTAGGGATCGCAACGGATCTTAGTAAACCGCTGGATCAGCGACGTTCGGTAGTGGAATCGAAGCTACGAGGGGCAGGGACTTTTTCCGGCCGACTTGTCAAAAATGTAGCTGAGGCATATGACGGCGGTACGGTAGATGTTACCTTTCATCCCGCCGAATGGGGATTCACAGTCAAGTTTATAGATACCATCGGGATTCCGCCTAATGTGGAGGATCTTAAGGCAGCTATCGAGGAGATCAAGCCGGCTCATTTGGCGGTTGAATATAAACTACGCTACCTGACCATTGCCGAAGTCGAATCTATGACGATCTATGAAAATGAACATACAACACAGGATAGATATTTAGGAGGTGGCGCATAACATGGCAAGCGAAAAAACACCGAATCTAGGCTTAAATCAAATTGATCGTTCCTCTCCAAAAACAACATATTTTGATTTGGAGAAGTATTTGGATCAAAACTGGCGCGCTGTAGATGATTTTGCAGGTGATGTGAATGATGGTGTGAATGCGATTAAGAAGAGGTTGGATACGACTGAGCGTAAGGCGGTAACGCTGGAACCCGGGGTGCAGATCGTTCATGCGGAGAAGGCTGCACCGTTTTCGCTTACTGGGTTGAGTGGGCGTACGTTGGTGAATTTGGCAGGTGGGGATTGGGGAGCATCGAAAACCCTTTCGAGGTTCGGACGCTTTCAGTCTGCGTTGAATATTGATGTTACAAAAAGCATAGTAGGAGGCGGTTCTTTAAAAATAACATCGGAGCTTGCCAATGCTATTGCTGACGGTTTTGGTAATATAACAACGACAATAAAAGCAGGCAAAAAGTATATTGCTCTAGGGAATTTGTACAACGAATCTGGTAGTAACATGCGCATCGTTATTCAGGGAACTAGCTTCTCAAGTCCGTCGGTTACTTCCAAGAACAAGTGGGAGTTCACTTATGTAGCATTCTCGCCCTCTTCAGATGTTAATAACACCCAAGCGATGGCACGACTAACTGTTTCAACAGCCGGTCAGGTTGGCTATGCAGACGCCCTTAGATTATATGAGATTTCTGATACTGAATACACAGCACTTGCCAGTATGACGCTAGAACAAATAGCCTCAAAATATCCTTATGTGGACAGTGTAATGCCTGTGCGTAATCCATACGCAATTCGGTACGGGGAAAACCTGTTACCTAACTTTTACGAATGGTCTGCCACTGCACAGGCAGGCACAGCAACGATTACGGGTCCTAATCAGATAACACTTTCTAAATCGTCAGGCTTGTCAGGATTTAATACACAGGCGTATAACGTCAATGCGGTGCCAGCGACAGATTATACATTATCGGTCACGGTTGATGTGTCTAACATAGGCGGTACTATTGGCTCGGGAGCATATTGGAATCTGCAAGCCATGGGAAAGAATGGTGAAGTGTTGGCAGACTTCACAGCAGGGCCTTTCGCAACATCCAACGGAACAAAAACAATGGTTAAGAGTTTCACAACGCCAGCCAACACGTCATATTTACGGGTGATTGTAGGCCTAGATATTGCCGCAACGGGTACGGCGGTATTCCGTGATGTATCTATAAACATCGGCAGCACAGCTAAACCATTTAAACCACGCGAAGACTCAATGTTAGCGTTGCAGACAGACCTGTACGCCGATCCAGTTACAGGAGCTAATGCGGACACGGTATTTGAGCGAGATGGGCAATACTTCAAGGCTAAAAAGTGGCAAGGGCTGATACTTGATGGTAACAGAGCGTGGACACTTGGTGAAGCTGGTGCTACTAACGGAAACAGGCAAGTGAAAGTGTCGGGGTTGGCGACTGGAGCGGTAGCGGGTAGCGGCATTGGTACAAAGTTTGACGGTAAGATATTGCCGCAAGGTAGTACAGGAAATACGCCTGACACGAACGCTGTTACAGCAGCCGGAGAAATTTACTTCGGTATCCCAGTTGCCGACAGTGGATGGCCTGACAGCTACACCCCGACAACAGACGAGATTAAGGCGTATTTCATGGGATGGAAGACGTATGATACCAGCACAGGGAATACCACAGCCCCATATAATCGTACAGATGGACAGTATAAAGGATGGGTACGACGTAGGCTATCGGATGGCGCATTTGTTGACGGAACTGGAACGTTACCGACAGCACAGGCACCGGAGTATACGCCTTATAAACTCGTATATCAGCTTGCAACGCCTACCGTGGAGCCTATAGTGAGTGAGGGGCAACTATCCTTTGTTGAGGGGGATAATCAGGTTGAGGTAGGTACGGGGATTGTGGTGCGTGAATCTAATCATCCGTATCAGCAACCCGTGGAAAAATTGTGGAATATCAATAACGCAAACTACACCACTACAGCGTGGCTTAAATGGAAGGCTGCTGCTATTTTGGCGGTTTACCGAAATGGTTCCCTTGATCCTACTTGGATGCTTACCAAGGGTACGGTCACACCTATTGGGGCCTTGGGGCAACAATATGAGTCAGACCATGACGTTACAGCCGCCTACAGTGTCACATACCTGATGCTGGATAAGTCTCCTGTGGCATCCTTTGTCGGTAGCTATGCAGCCAACGAAAAGACATTGCTGGTAGACTTGGTGGAGAGTGTGCAGCAGAACACGGCACGGGTGTCAGTTCTGGAGAATAAGAAAGCAGAGAAGGATAGCCCCGCGTGGATTACGCCGACTTTGCTTAATGGGTGGGGTCAGACAATACCTGTAGGGTATCTTCGTTCGTCTGACGGTGTTGTTCGTTTCAAAGGACAAATTCAGGGTGGCGTTACCACAGCGGGTACACGTATTTTTAAATTGCCTGAAGGTTTCCGGCCAAACCAACGCACGGAGATACCAACCTTTTCATACGGAAACGGTAGCACATCTACCAACTCGACGTTGATCATTGACGCGGTAGGAAATGTATTATTACAGAATATAAATTATGCTGGTGTATGGCTGGACGGTATATCTTTCTTAGCTGAACAATAAAGGAGGGCAACACATGAAAGTAGTACCTAAAGTAAATACAGACGGCCTCTATCTGGAGGACGAGCTAGTGGACGATGCCTTTTCGGGTGTCGTCCCTTTTTATGCCCCATCTTCGCTCACACTATCTGATACAGACCAGCAGTTAGACACTTATCAGCTTACTATCGATAGTTCGAGTGCTATAGATGAAGCGAATTCAGAAACCATCCCTGCTGGCTATACTGTGGGTATTCCAGTGCCACAGGGCTTATACCATCCTCGTTTTGATATTCAAGGCTGGCTGACCTATGAGGCGGGATACGCTGATCCTGAACGAACAGACCCTGCAACATTTTGGGGAGAAGGATTGAGTGACGAAATTATCAAGGAAGTGACACGAACAGCAGAGCAACAGCCTAGTGGGACAGATCAATTGAAGCAGCGTATAGCAGATCTCGAAGTGACACTGACTCAGCTCATGCTTGGTAATACAGGAAAATGACGTGTACTGACTGATATTGCTATATATAGCAGCAAGAAATTATTTAAAAGAGGTGAAGTCATAACCATGGCAGCTTTAACAGAGGCTCAATTGCGTATTTGTGCTCATGCTTGTACTACCCGCTATGATCGGGGAGAGGGTGATATAGCAACGATCATTGGAAGCAACGCTTTAGATGAAGAACAGCGTGAAAAAGTAATGAAGATTATTTTATCCCAACGTTCTGATCTGCTACCGGGCAACGTAGCTGATTCGTCATCAACCGATGTTCTGAATGAACAGGAAGAAACGGTTAAATGGTATAACTCTTTTTTTCGCAAGAAAACAGTATAG